GTCATAAATGATACAACTGGCTCGAAAGTCTGTGGATCAAGTACAACACCGCTGCTCATTAATGGGATGTAAGGACAGTAGAATGCTGGTGCATCCGCTTCCGAAGAACCCTTATAACCAACTAGTACTGGAGTAGCGTCTGAAGCATATGAGTCAACATAAACTTTCATTGCGCTGTTTAAAGTACCTACTAACTTAGTGTTAGTTGGAGCTTCAAATGTACCTTCTGTAGTACGTGCAAATGCCGAAGTAGTTGCAGACTGAAGTACTGTTAATGCAGCTGGTGAAACAACAGCATAGTTACCTGCACCGCGACGTGTACGTTGTGCGATAAGGTTAGCAGTACGGTTAACAAGTACAGCAAGTGCAGCATGTTCATCACCAACGAATGTAGCAGTACCGGAAACGGCTGCTTGATCGTATGTGAATTCAGTGCTTGCTAATGAACGTAAAGAAAGTAGAATCTCTTGGTCGATTTCAGCAGTAATTTCTTGTGCTAAAGCAGCCATGATTTCAGCTTCTACGTCAATGCCGTGCATTGATTGTGCATCTTGTGCAGCTTCAAAAGTCCAACGCGCTTGTAATCTACGTGTCTTCGCTTCAACAGCTTGCTTTAAGATTTGAACAGAAATACTACGTCCACCTGTTCCTTCCATACCAGCTGTAGCTGCTGCGCGGTAGTCAGCTTGTGACGCACCGTTACCTGCAGAATAAGCTTGTGCAATTTTGAATGGTGAAAGAGCTTCATCGCCTGCTGCTGTTGAAGTAGCTGCTGCTGAAGTATCGTTCATTGTCTCTCCGTAACGAACACGAAGAGTATGGATCTGACTTACAGGACCACTCATTGGTTGTACACCTACTAACTCGTTAGCAATAACGGTAGGCATAACACGTCGGATAACCGGTAAAATTACGCGATTAAGTGTAGCAACGTTTCCAGCGGCAGTTGCACCCGACGAAGCAGATTCTGCTAAGTGGTTGCGAGTATTTTCTAAAATAACGCTCATGTTTGAACGCTTAGTACCGTTAAGACCTTCAAGCAATGCTTCTTTAGTCTCGTTCCAACGGCCTTCTAATAGTGCTTGTGACATTCTAATATTCTCCTATTTTGAATTAAAGCCCTGCTAACTTCTTAATATCGATAACATTTGTATCAATATCAGTGACTTTAGCAGTTTTATCACCAGTTACCGCTTTACGACTCTCCGAAAGTACACGCTTTTTAGGTGCATCTTCAGGTGACTTATTGGCAAGTACCGCTGGCAGATATTTTTCAAAAACATTCGACAGACGAGCTGTTTGAACATTTTCAAGTAAGTTTTGCATGATCTCACGTTTGTCATCGTTGAGTGGACCTAACAAGTCGGCCAATACATCAGCTCTCGTGTTACTTTCTGTGATCATTTTAATTTTTCTTTCTTTGCTTTCAGCTAAAACTTTTAGCTTAGTAACAAAAGTTGCAGACTCTTTTAACTTAATGTCTTTAGTTGCAATTACATCCTTTAACTTACGGATTTCAGCATTCTCATTTAAGTGTGTTGCAGAGAACTCACTTAAATATGCTTCAAAGATTTGACGACCAAAGTTGTTCTCACGAGCAGCTTTAATGTCTTCTTGTAATGCAGTTAATTCATTGGTTAGGTTTGACTTAATGTGAGCCTGGACTTTCTTAGCATTCTCAGAAACAAAACGCTTCTTAAGTGCTGTAAGCTGATTACGAGCCTCTGCAACAAGTTTGACTTTTGTCTCAACGACATCTTTCTTATCTGCTGCAAATTCTGTGATTTCTTTTGCTAACTGTTCAGCAACAAAAGATTCAACTTTACCAAGACCCTCTGATTGGGCTTTACGATCCTTGCGTAGCTCTTTAATTTCTTCAGCTAACTTTACAGTCATGAAGTTATTGAACTTTGCAGAATTTTCTGACATTGTACGTTGGAACTTAACACGATCTTCTGCAAGTGCAGCTTTCTCTTCTTTAAATTCCTCAATCTCAGATTGTAAACCTTCAGAAATCATTTTGTCAAGAGCTTTAACCATTACTTTTTTATCGTGGTCGTAACGTTGTGCAAACTCTTCGCGTAGTTCTGTGCGAAGTTCTTCCCGTGCCTCATTCAATTTTGAATCCCATGCTTCCATTATTTCAGTAGATGTATTCTCGTTGATTACGTTACTATCAAGCAATGTTTTAATTGCGTCTAACATATATCGATCTCCTAAATTTTAAGATCTTTGATAAGGGCAATTACGCCTTCTTTCAAGTATCTTTGTACACGTTTGTCCTCACTAGCTTCACCTGCTATACCCAATAACTGTAAGCCACCTTTCATATTCATGATGCCTTCGTAAATTGCTGTCGGATATGCTTCTGGAGCACTAGGTTGGGCAACTATATCCACAGTGATTATTTCAAAATCACTGACGTGTCCTGTGGCTTCGTTAACGTTACCGCTACCGCGACTCGAAACGCCTAGCTTGACGCCTGCGTTTAACATAGTCTTGATAACTTCCCCCATTGGGGTTGGTAAAATCTTTAACTTGCCATAACCATTGGCGCCGTCCATCCACATTTCTGTGATCATATGACTAACGCGGTCTAAATTAATTTTTAAATCATCTGGGTGATCTATTTCGCCTAAAACGGAATAGCCACCTTTGATTTGTTCTGTTAAGGTACCAACTGCCGATCTAATTTCATTAGTCGGATATATACGCTGATTAGCATTTCTCTGATCACCTTGGATGCAGATGCCTTTCATGTATAAATCTTTGCCGCCTTGACCATCGCCTTCCACAATGATGTTAGCAGCATCGTAAGATAAGTTTTCTCTTAAGAAACTCACTTTATAATACCTTATTTAGAACCTGACAGGCTTCTTGTGTTAGTACCAGCATCTTCACCTGTTTTTTTAGGTTCTGTTACTTTTCTTTTGTTTGGCTCTGTAGTAGAGTCGCCTGGCTTGTAAGAAGGAGTGCTTGCACCGCTTTCTTCACCTGTATTTTGGTGTGGTTTAGCTGCTGCACCTTTTGCTCCGCTGTTGTCAGCGTTAACAGTTCGCTTATTAACTGTGCCTTCTTCGGTACTGTTAGAGATGCCATTTGTTACCTTAGTTAAAGAAACTGCTTCGTTGAAACGACCTTCCATTTCTGGCTTTTCATCTCCGAAACCAGGCTCCATGCCCATCTCGTCACCCATGTCAGGCTCCATGCCCATATCTTCTTCGCCACCCATAATAGAATCAAATTCTGCCATAAGTGAATCTAGCTGATCTTCAAGATCAACAACACGGTCTTCTAAATCTGCTTCACCGCCTTCGATACCCATCTCGTCGCCCATTCCCATGTCATCTGCATCACCGTCTGGAATGCCGCCCATGTCATCTGCGTCTGGTTCTGAATGATCGAAACCTTCTTCGTCACCAAACTCGTCATCTTCTTCATTCATGCCGTTTTCATCAGCTTCAATGTCATTGATAAGTTGGTCGGCTTCATCGCCGCCTAATTCGCGATCACTATTCATCAGTGACTCATAAATGTCACGTGACTTTTCGACTACGATTTCGTGAAAAAGTTCAGCTGCTTTGGCTTCTTCTTCATTGATAACGTACTCAATTAATTTTTCAAATTTGTTCATTCTGGAATCTCCTAGGTAATTTCTTTCTATGCTCTTATTTAAGAGGTAATCGGAAAAACTAGGAGTTTATTAGCTGAAAAAGGTATAAAAAGGAGATTCTTTACCAAAACTGGTAAAAATAGTTTAGAAAGGTAGATCTTTTCTTAGATTTGATATAAAAGTGGGATTTTAGTAGTTTTCTACTGCGGCTGCAAGTGCTTGTGGATCGTCGCTTACTATAATAGTTCTACCATTGGATTGGAATTCTCGAACACCGTATTCAACAGGAAAATCAAACAATGAATCTTCATGGAAGCCGTACTTGTTATCAAATCGCTGCATTGCAACTTTATCAGCGGTGTTTAATTCTGATACATCGCCGCTGTCGTAAACGTATAAAGTGCTGTCAGATGATTCTGTAACTTTGTTTTCGTCGATCTCGGCCATACCTTCAGCTCTTTTAGCATATTGTGTCTCAAGCCAGCCGTGAGCACGTTCACCGTTTTGTGTATCGTATTCGCCGATCCATTCACCAACTTTACGACCATCATCAAATGCAGCTAGTGACCCAGCATTGCCCCAACCTTCATAGTCGAGTCCGGCTTCTTTAACGTCTAACAACCAGTAGTCCTTGAAGCCAATCCTAGATACAGAAGTATCTGCTTCTTCAAGTCTGGCTAGTGATTCAGTTAATTTTTTTAATTGTTCTACTTCATTCATTAGAAGGGCTCCTCTTCACCGCCGGCTGGTTGACCGTATTGTGCTCTAATACTTGATAACTTTGCTTCTTTTTCATACTGGCGTATGTCGTTCATCTTTCTGAGTTTGTTAATCTGTTTCAGCGTTAGCCGAGTTTGACGTAGTGCATAGCTCGTAGACTCGTCGTCCTGGAGATCTTGATAACCAGGAACTGCTGCTTCTGTTTCGGTGATTATAGTTTTGATTTTCATAATGTTATTTATGGAAGATCAACATCGTTATCAGTGTCTGTGTCTGTGTCTAGGTCACCCATGTCGCCTTCATCACCATCGAGCTCAGCTTCAAAGTCATTCATTGCTTCGAGATCGGCGTCCATACCACCCGGGCTAACGCCAACACCACGCAGATCGCTACCCATAGCGCCCTCGTCATTGTGGGGCACATTGTTCTCTTCGCGCCACATTCTTTCATTTTCGAGCATTTCGGATTCCGATAATCCCAAGAACCGCTTCAGTGCAAACCGCTTAGACATATAAGGAATGTCAGCTGTACCACTAAAGTTACCAAG